TAACCTCTAACATGTCGTCTTTAGTCTTACCCGCCAATGTAGTTTTTAACTGGTTCGTCTTATCTGTAACCTCTTTAATGCTCCTGTTAAGTGCGGGGATATTATTTATATAATCATCCACCGATACCGTAACACTTGCCTTAAAGATAACTTTTCCTTTTTCGTCCGTAAGTTGCATATCCTTATGAACGTGTTTTACTAACTTGGCTTTATACATTTTTTCTCAACCTCACTCTAATAAAATAAGGGTACGCCCTCAAAAGAACGTACCCCGTTTATTAATCCTCGGAAACTACGGTAGCACTTCCGATACCTACAACCTTGAAAGTAGCACTATTTACCATTACTACTGTTACGGTCTTGCCGTTTGGTATCTCGTATGTTGAACCGTTAAACAAATCGTTCCAATCAATAACCACATCACCAATGGCAACGCTAGCGGCTGAATCGCCGTACGTGTAAGCGAACTTACAACCCGCGTCGGGGTAATATGGGCTAATTGTAAGAATTGTTGTTCCGTCTGTACCGCCATATGTGGAAGTTACTTCAAGTGTTGTAGATGGCGCAACAGTATCTACAACAGGCGCACCCTTAAATGACAGTGTAACGTTAACCGCGCCGCCGTCTGTGGTAGCACCGCCAAAAGACTTCATATCTGACAGTGTGATTTTACTTGTAAATCTTGTTACTGTTCCGTCTGCCTTTGGAATAGAAATTCTAAGGTTAGTATCTCTACCCGCCATAAGATGGAATTTGTTGTCGAAAATGTAATCCTGTGCGGGGTCGCCTACAACCCTTGTACCGCTTAATGTGTACTTTGGGTGAATACCCGTTACAAAATCACTTCCAAAACCTTTATCACCAAGGAAAAAGTATTCGTTTACAACGTCGTTCAAACTCTCGTCAAGATTATCAAAACCTTGATCAAGTGCAACCCATGTTCTTGCGGTTTCGTAAGGGGTTGTATCCAGTTCTACTTTAACGCCGTACTGGGTAAGCAAAAACTGTCCGTCTTGCATTTGTTATTCTCCTTTCATGCCTAATTGATAGAATTTAACTTTTATAGAACTACCATAAATCCACTTGTTACGGTCGCTTTCTTCCACTCCGACAAGTCGGGGGCTTGCTACGGTTTCAATATCGTATATTTGCCAGTTATCGCCCTGTGGAAAGTCATTACGCATAAATAGTTTGTGGTGTATCTGCGTTAATTCTTCTAACAATTTCTGTTGTTTTGCGCTTTTGCCGTTAATAGTAATATTCATTACTTGGGCTGTGTCCTTATCCTTAAAGACACGTTCGGGCGCGCCAAAACCCGTGATAGCTATACTTTCTTTTGTAGGGTTAGACCCTAGCACTACCGTGTACGTGGTGTATAGCTGAACCATTTTTAATAGTGCGTCTATGATCTCGTCGTACATTAGCCTAACTCCTTAAAAGCGTTTTGTCCTACTCTTAGCCATTTATCCGAGTTTACGGCTTTGGCTTGTTCTATCCATTGTGTCGTAGTTCCCGCCGTAGTATGGTTTTTGATAACGTGTGAACCGTCGGGGTAGCACCCGTAATACTGAAAAGCCGCATAGGGCGTATTATATGTAACTTGCGTTCCCTCGCCGTTCTGTTCTATTCTTGCGCTATCCCTTAACGTGTTTTCGCCATCTGTGGGGCAATATTGGCGGCTATCGGCTATTACTTGTTCGGCTATGGCTTTTTCTGCTAGTTCCTTGCCTTTCCTAACCTTTGCCATAAATTGACCCATATCAAAAACAACTTTACTACTCATACTAAACCAATCTCCGTATGATGCACCCTTGTGGCGGGTACGTCGGGTAATGCGTCCACGATTTCAACTGTATAATTGATGGTATTCCCCGCCGTATCTGTAATATCTACCGTAATATCTGCCCCTATCGCCTGTGCTTGCGCTTGTAATGACAAATAATCATATACGGGCGTACTTTTGCGCCCATCCACAAACAAAACCGCCCTTAATACAACTTCGTCGTTGCTTGCGTTCTTCTTCGTGGCGTTTGTCGGCTGAATATGCACGTTAAATACTTCTATATCGTCGTATACGGGTTCTTGGTACTGGTTCATAGATACGGGTACATGAAATACCGCTTTATCTTTTAACATTACACTTGGTATCGGTCTTAACATGATACATACCCCCCGCCGCACATATACGGTTTATCTAGGGTCTGTACTTGTGGGTTAAGTAATCCAGTACATTCAAGATATGCAAAACACATAGGGGCTACCATGCTTTGTGCGGCTGATAATGCCTTTGTGTTTCCCTTTTGTACATTTACCTTGCCGACGGTAAAACCTTGCGTAGAATCGCCTATAATTGATACCTCGATACCATTTAAGGCGTAAAACTCTATCTGCGCACATATCGCGTTTGACACGCTTGTTTGTAGTTCTGTGTTGAACGTATTAAAGTCCTTTAACCGTCCGTGTGTAATGTGGTTAACTAAATCCTCGGCTCTTTTGTTGAACCGAGGAAAAGCCGCCGTATCGACGGCTTCGCCTATATAGGTTTCGTTATAGTATTCCTCGGTTACAATCATTTCTTAAACCTCTTTATCAAGCCTTTGCAACTACTGTAGCGTTACCGCCCGCAATAACTGCGCCTGTTGCCTTGTTAATAAGTGCAATAGTAGCAACCTTTCCAGTAGCGGCGGTAATGTCTGAACCGTTAACGAATTTAGCCCATGTTGCGCTTGGAAGTGCTGAACCGTATGTAAGTGATACCGCGTTAGTATCTACGGCTACATAGAGTTCAAGTCCGTTGAATGGTTCGCCGATTGCGTTGATCATTGCTCCTGTTACATCAATCTTTGTATCGCCACTTGCTGAACCCGCAACAGAAGTTACGCCAAGCGCGCCAAGTGTAGGAAGTGCCTTTGATGCAAAGAATCCCGCGCCCCTGTTCTTAAGTGAAAATACATCATAGTAGTAGCTTTCGTAGTAAACGTCCTTACCGCGCGTAGCCGCACTAGCGGGTGTAAACATTGATACCTCATAAACGATAGGTGCAATGATAGCAAGAGGGTCAACAAACAGAATGTTAATCTGTGTTGCGTTTGCATCTACTACCCATCCCTCGGTGAAGTCGTAAAGGGTCTGCATCATATCGGATGGAGTTTCAACGATTGTTACACCGTCAAGCTTTCCAACGTTTCTATCTACGTTACGGATACCGTTTGTAACCTCGATAAATCTTGTAAGTCCGCTAGCCTCTTTAAGTAGCTTGTAAACGAATGGGATTACGTGTGCTACAACTCGGTCGCGGTTTACTCTCTGATCGGTCATAAATGCAAGGTACTCATCCCACTTTTCAAGGATATTAGCACTTGTAAGTATTGTTGCATCTACGCCGCCGAACTCATCAGCAAAAGACGCAATTTTCATTGCGGCGTATGCGTCCATCTCGGGTACTTTCTCAAACTGGTTGAATGTCTTTGTAGCGTTTGCAATTGTTGCAACGTCGTTACTCTCGACAATATCCATTTTGTCTACGATTGTATCCCACTCTCTGTACATACCAAGCTGTTTAGGCTCGTAATTTACGTTAAAGTTACGTGAGAACTGACCGTTAATAGAATTTCTGTTAACGGCTCTTGCTCCGCTAACGCTCATAGATGGAATCATAACTGTCTGTGCGTTAACAGGCTTATACTGTGCATTGTTAGGGCTTGCGTATACCTCTGAGAAGTAGGAAAGGTAAGGGTATGCGTTAGCCAATTCCTTTGCGTACTGCTGTGCGTAGTTAATTGCTTTCTGTTCAAAACTCATTGATCATATCTCCTTTTGTCATTTGTTGGGAGTAAAACCCCATAAACTACCGAAAGAGGGTACTTCATTACCCTTTGGCATTGTTCCCGTAGTACCGCCCGCAAACTGCGGTGTTTTTGGTGGCTGTTCCTGTTGTACTGTGAACAAGTCGGGCATTGTTTCGGATAATGCGTTAAGCTGTTCACTATAAGGCTTGTGGTCGTTGCCATGGTCAAGTTTTCCCCACACTATATCCCTATACGGTGTCTTTACAACGCTAAAATCTTCTGTACCGAACGCCTTTAACTTTTCGTTTTCTTCTGCAAGTGCTAAATACTCGCTAGTTTCAAGCACGTTAATTTCCTGTGGCTTTGCGTTTTTCACGGCTTCGTCTATCTGTGCCTTAATATTTGATTTCAAGTCATAGTCGCTTAACGCTCTGCCGCTTTCGGTCATTATGTACTCAATCTGCTCGTCGGTCATGCCCTTGTTTTTGAGGTCTGCTCTTTTGAATAGTGCCATGTTGTACCATCCTTTCTTTACCGCCTTTAGGATAGGCGAGTAATGTGCTTTGTTTCCGAGGTAGCAC